CAACAGTACCTCTTTTATACCAAATACTAATTGTATATTTTTTGTTGTCTGTAACAGAGCCTACTTGCGTCCTACTTAAATAAGCATCAGCAGAGCTACGGAATCTTAGGCTATCGTCAATAGTGTAAGAATCACCAGAAGAACCAAACCCGACAGGTATTAAACTCATGCAAAGCTCCTGCTTGCTGAAACGTAAGCGTTTGTCCCGTTATCAAAATAACTCAGGGTATATGTTCCAGCAACCGATATAGCTGTTAAGTCAGCAGCGTTAATTTTAGTGTTAGCGTGTGCAGAAATAGCGTGGCCTCCTGAATTAATCAAAAGAATAAAACCACTCTGACCAGAGGTGTGATTGGTAAAGGTTAATGCCCCTGCACCACTCGGTGTGCATTGAAAGTTGTTGGTGACGTTTTGATCAAAAGAAAGATCATTGTCTGTTGTTATCGTCCCTCTGAATGGTGCTGTTAGCGTATCAGCAGTGTCAGCTTTTAGAATATCCGCATCAAATGCCTCTACGTTTGACCCAATAGCCAAACCCAACGCTGTTCTAGCGTCAGATGCATTAGAGGAACCTGTTCCGCCGTTAGCTACAGCTAAATCATTTGTTAGCGTTAACGTCGCAATAGTTACTGCATTAGGTAAACCTACCGTTAAAGTTTGCCCACTCGCAGAAGTTTCTATTTCGTTTGATGTCCCTGCAATAGTAAAGTTTTGACTGTCTAAGTCTACCGATCCAGAACCAGAGCCTCCTGCAAAGTCAAGATCTTGAGCCGTGACAGTACTGTCTACATACGCTTTAATAGATTGTTGCGTAGCCAACGAAGTGGCGCTATTAGAAGACATATTGTCTTCATCAAGAACCGCTGTAACAGAGACAGCACCGAGACGCAAGCTATCGAAATAAGCATTATTAAACACATTAGCGGCAACAGCACCAGAGCCCCCACCATTGAAGTGAACCACGGCAGTAGTTCCTGCTGGAATTTCGTAATCATTGGAAGCATTGTACGTTCCTTGAAAGACTAAAATACTGCGGCTGGCCGTTAGGGAATTCCTAATGTAGACTATTTTTTCGGCATCGTTTGGGGTTAGTTGAACAAAAACTGTTCCACCTAAATCTCCTCCATCGGCAAAAATAATTAACCTGTTTCGTCCATTAGAGGTGCTTCCATTTGTAACAGGGAGCGCATTAGGCGACCCGCTGCTTCCTGTAGCACCTACGGTTATTGTAACTTGCCCGTCTAAAGCAGTATCAACTAGGCTAAGATTCGTGTTGGTTGTGGCCCCCCAGGTTCCGGATTGTTCCCCGGTGGCTATGAGCTCAATACCGTTATTAGTAGTATATGTACTTGGCATTTTTTACACCTTATTATGCGGCTATTCTTACCCAGTCAGGGGTTTGAGATGGTTGTATGGTACTATAACTTGGATTTTGGTCTGGTACAATATTTCCCCAAACCAAGACGTTACCCACCGAAGTGGTCATAGACAATCCTGTAACGAATATTTTTACGCCACCTTGACCTATGACCGAACCTACCGCCGATGTGGCGGAAACTCCAGTAGTTGTTGCAATTGCTGCGGCATTTACCGTTACACCGCCAACTGCTGAGGTAGCCGCTAACCCTGTAACCGGTACATCTGATTCACCTATAACCGTTACAGAACCAAAAGCACTTGTTGCTTGAAGTCCTGAAACAGTTGCATCAGCGTTGGCGGAAGCAGTAACCGCACCTACTGACGCGGTTAACCCTGTTAAAGCGTTATCCTGACCCCAACCTACGTCACCCCAAGCAGAAGCTGAACTATTCCAGCCTTTGTAAGCGGCAACAACACTAGCCATTAAGCGATCCTTATAATGGCATTACTTGCGTCAGCAGTTGGAAAAACAACCGTAAAATCGCCGGTCGTAGAGGTCTTATCTGCACCAAAATCAAGAATTATTACCGAAGGATTGGTCACAGAAATTGACGTCGTGTTAGGCGTACTGTTGTAAATCAAAGCGCCTCTAGCTGTAATACTAGAGGATCCCCACGTTTCATCGGCGAAATCCGTAAGTGCGGTAGTGCCGCTGACGGTAGGGGATACATTAGTTAAAGACTCTCCACCCGTACTGTATCCATTACCGTTAGCAACTTGATTGCTGGTAGTGTATGCCGTAGTAGATGCATTTAAGGTAGCCGAAGACGTATAAAGTGCAATTTTAAACGTATCGGCCCCGTTCGCAAAATCATGTACGCCAAACATTAATTCTTTTTTAAAGGTGGTACACATAAAATTACCGTTAAAAGCCATATTACATTCTCCTTATTAATTCAGCTAAATCTTTATGCCCCGCATTAGATAAAGCATTATAAACTGTAGTTCTATCACTTTTAATAGCTTCTTTCATGTAAAAAGATAGGACCTTAATTAAATGTGTTTTAAAAGCACGAGCTTGATCTCGTATTATCGGATTTGCAGTATCTGAAATTGATATTACTTTGTCGGCACACCGTTCTGCAACTTCTTCCGGAGTAAAACCCCTGTTTTCAGTGGTTTTCACATCTACTTTAAAAGTAGGTGTAATGTCTAAATTCAAGGATGGAACACTCATTGTTTAGCCCTAATAATTTTTCCAACCCTATATTCATCCGTAACTTCTTTAGCTTCACCAAACATTTTCATACCCACTAAAGCTTCCCCAAATCTTTTTTCATAGAGCGCTACCAAGTCTTGCTCACCTTTCATATAAGTATACGCTTCTAACAAGCTTCCATAAAGGATAGCAATTTGAGCGTTTTCACTTAACCAAGTAGTGCCACTATCGGAACCCGCCGTTAAACTAGCGGGTCTATAAAAGTAATGTAATTCAATAACGCTGGCTGCGTTTGGTGTCGGGCCTATAATAAAATGATTTATGTCGAAAAGCGCATAATACCTAGGGTTTCCTTGCGTAGCGGCATTAGGGTTAAACGATTGTACAAAATCGGTATCTTTAAACTCTAAAAATTGATGCTCGTTGTTAGAATCTACAAAAGACAACGAAAAAGGAGCTAAAAAATCACTCGGGGCAGACAAGTACTTATTGTTTTGAGTTAAGTTACCACTGACATTTTTTCTAAAAAGAGTTAGTTGAACGTTCTTTAAAATACGTTCTTCCGCCTGTTGAATGAAAACAGGTAAGTTAGTAACAAACGAAGTCTCATCGTTTTCTGTGTAGTCTTGTATAGCTTGTTTTAACTGAGCATAAGTAAAACTCATGATGTAGTCACCGTAACCAAACCAACTTGAGAAAAACCTGTGGCTGGCCTTAAATTTTCATTTTCTACAGTAGGTAATCCAACATAGACATCCATAGGTTCTACCCGGTCTGGTCTGGCGTTTTTTAAGGCTTGTGGATCTACTACTTTTCTAAATGGCCCTAATTGAGGGTGCTTTGGCTCGTATTGATCCGGACCGACTAACAAGCCATTCCACTCTTTTCGCATTACTTTGTACCGATATCTTAACCCCGATCTATCGCAGATGGCCCAAGAGTTTTTACCTGATGCAAACTTAGCCATTACCTGTAGTAACCAACGCTAGGTACAACATTAAAAGAAGCTCTATCCCGATCCTCGTCAGCAGCCCTTTGAAACTCTTCTTCGTAAACAGATTTCAATAAGGGTGTTCTTTGCGGGTTTTTCTTCAAAGACAAATAATAAGCTAACCCTGCGGCAAGACACGGATAAAACCTAAAAGGCATATCCATTGTATTCGTGTATATATCCGCATCGTCCATACGAGTAAGCGCATCATAGTATATAGTATATGACGTGCTGCTATCCGGAACCGGCCACACTTTTAAATTTGGCGTTATTTGTCGGTCTAAGAAAAACTGATTAGGTCTTCCTGTACTCGTTTTGGTAGGTATCGTAATGTAGTCATCTCTACTTAAACGCAAAAGAGAGTAATCGGTTCCAGAAACCCGAACAACAACGCTTAAAACATCAATCACATCCGAAGACAAATCATATTCGCCGTCATTCGCCGTCAAAGTTAAAGACCGTTGTTTGATTGTCCATTGATTTAAACCACGATTAGACCAATCAGCAAGCATTAGATTAAGAGAACGTTTAGCTGTCTTTAAGTCGTAACCTGTCCTAACCTCTAAGCCACAACGCTCAAAAGCTTCTTCGATGTAGTCGGCCACATCTAACTCAAAATCTTTGCTCCCTGAAGTAGTCATAATTAAGCCTTAACTAGTTTATAACCTTTTTCTTTAGCTTCTTTACGGAGTTCGGATACAGTCATTTTTGACACATCTCCGCCTTCTTTCATTTTCTTAACCATACCACCACCGCGCATCTTTTTAACCATACCACCACCGCGCATCTTTTTAGGGGCCATTGCCATTTTGTAATCTCCTGTAAAGTTCTTCTCTACGTTTAAAAATATGGGAAGCATTATACTCCTCACCATAATTATCATAATACCCGTTTTTCTTTATTCTATGCGCTGATTCTTGCAATTTTGACAGCCTTTGGATAAAAATCAAAGAGTATTCTACTTCCACTAAGGCTTCAAAATCAGCCTCTTCCGCAAACTCAGTAGCGTCATCATCTGGGTGAAAGCCTACTACCCAAATGTCTTTATCAATAAACCAACCCTTGGAAATAGCCGTATTTAATTCATTTAAATAATCATGAAACTCCTCGGAATCTTTATGATTGTTTAAATCTACTAATATGGCTATATCAAATTTATCGTCAAAACAAGAAATAACCGAATATAAATCTTGGTACGTTTTTTCTTTTTTAAAAACAAAAGCAACCTTATCATTCATCCAGGCTTGTTTTGCATAAGGACAAGGTGGCAGACCGTTAAAAAACTTGTTTGGCTTTTCTAAAACAGTGCTAGACCAAGACATAATCTCCTGTGCTATTGATTTTTCTAAAGGATCGCCTATAAATTCTAAGCGCATTTCATGCCCAAAGACGATGCACCATTGGCGTAACAATAATTAAAACAACTAAGAACCACAATTTATTGCTCAGTCCTTTTAAATCCTCTGTTTGAGAATCCAACCGTTGTTCAATGTTCTTGTAGCGGAGTTCACATTTCATTTCATGATGTGCTAATTTACTTAATACTTCTTCAGGGGTAAGTTGATTCATTTATATCACCATGCTTTACAAGACCAGTATCGAGCAGAAAAATTGTCTTTAGCCGTATCGCAAGAATGACGCGCCCTAAAACTTTTTCTCCTAGAGGGTTGATCTTTTTTAATAGACATATTCTGGTCGCCGAAACGAACCAATTTAATTTGGTCACCTTTTTTAGCTAACACCGCACTTTTCTTAGGTTTACCGGGGGTTCTTTTTGGTTTATTAAAACCAGAAAAGGTTTCCCCCCGATATTTAATTTTTCCAGAAGGAGTTCTAGTTACATTTTTTATTGTAGCCATAATCCGTCTAAGTACAGTTAATTAAAAAAAGCTGTAAAACTTACCGCTGTTCCTGCAGGAAGATCTACATAGCATCCGTCAGAGAACACTAATCCCTCATCAGGAATAAACGGATCTACATAGTCTTTAGTGGTAGTGGCTACTTTAATAGAAAAAACAGCCGTTCCTGAAGTAGGCGTACTGTTGAAAAAACTAATATCACCTATAGTGCCGCCTGTAGTAGCATGCATACCTCTTAATCTGGTTCTACCACCAAATATTTTTGCTTTACCACCGGTAGTTCCTGCCGCAACTCCTACACTCATAGCCGTACCTATCGAAGCATCTCCTGCTACCGCCGTAATGGTGTTGTAGAACTTAGTTGAAGTAACCGTGCTGTTATTAGGCCCGGTAAGGTCTTCTGTTTGAGCATTTCCTGCAATATCCGTTCCAGTAACAGTAACGGTAATTCCAGAAAGATTTCCCGAAGAAGTTAGCGTAATTTTTGCTGCTTGGTTAACCCCATGAAAAGCTCCGGTTCCTGCGGCTGCCGTAAGCGTAAGCGACGCGGTGCCCGTTGTAGTTGCTGCCGCAGCTACGGAAGTAGTGCTTGCAGAAAGGCTATTTAAAAACGTTATAGCCCTTACATCAGATCCTGCCATAATAATCTCCTATAAAATGTAGGCGGGGCGCTAACCCCGCCCGGTTAATTATTAAGCGGCAAAAGCAAATGCGCCTGTAGTACCCGCACCAAGAGAGTTAAGGTTATACGAAATATTCCACAAACCCTCTGTTGTACACGTGAAATAAATGTAAGAACCAATGCTCATCAAGTTTGTTGTAGCACTAGCTGGGGTGAACACTAGGTTAGTTTCACCGGCAGTAGACGTATCAAACGTAACCGCGTTGGTGGCTCGGCTTTCCATAACGCTTCCTGTTTCATAAGCATCAGTTCCACCACAGTTAAATGTCAACGTAGCAGTACCACCCGTTGTGTCTACGGACTGTGCATGTACAACTATGACACCTACGGTAGCTGCCGGAAGTGTTGAAACTTGAGCGGCTGCACCGGTGAAGTTGTTTACGTTAATACCCGCAACATAGGTAAGAGCACCTGCGGTGTTTTTAGCGGTTACCGACAACCCTTTTAAGCTAGGCGATACGCCAGAAATAATAGCTCCGGCTACGGTAAGGTTTCCACCAATCGTAGCGTTGTTTCCGTATGTAGAATTAGTGGTTACGGTTCCTGTTGCAGCAGCAACGCTGATGTCTTGAAAACCGTTTTGCGAACGGACTGGTCCGTTAAAAGTAGTATTAGCCATGATATTCTCCTGTCTTGGCAAATGTCAGTCGCACCATTGCAACTGTCAGGTTATGTATAGAATACAAAAAAAAAGAACAAAAAGAAAGGGATAGTTTTACCCATCCCTTCCCTTATCTCACAAAATAAAATTTTTTCTTATTTTACAAGAGGTTATGCACCTGGTGTGCCAAAAACAGCCCGCCAGTCAGAGACACCAAA